GAACCCATATGAGGCATCATCATTCCTTTAATTCTACGAAGGGCTTTCATTGCGGTAAGAGGCATGTTACACATATTACCACCAGTCATTCGCTTAACTTCCATTGACTTGAAAGCACTCGCTTGTTGGCTGGTCTTTGCGGACAATACCATCTCCTTCGTGAGGATACCTGTATAAACTGCACTGACTCCTTGTTGAGTGGAAAAAATTCCGCTGTTGACACAAATAACAATGATTTCAGGACGGATTGAAGAACCATATTGGTTACTAACATTACACTGGAACTGGAAGTTGTAGTTTCCTAAAGATCCGCAAGTGATGTAGTCAGGGAGAGAAAGATCGTAAGCGGGGTTAAGAACCAAAAGAGAACCAGTAGTAGGAATAAGAACTCCTTCTCCTGTAGCATTATCATTAACGAGGGCTTGTCCGCTAAATTCCTCCCAAGATTGGGTGGAGCCGTTCTTGATAGAAAGACGCCACAAGTCATACTGAGAAGCGGAAGAAAGAAGACCAGACTGGTTATTCAAGTTAATTGAGATGCTGTTGATTGTCAAGAAAGACGAAGGGTTCTGGTAGGTCTGTTCGCTCATCGGAATACGGACGTTAATAAGGAACATATCAGGAATTTGGTTAATCTGGAGATTGCTTGATGTGAGTGTAGCAGAAGCACCAGCTGTGATTTGGGTTGAGTTTGCGCTGTTGGTTAAGTAGCGGGGAAAGTCCATATATGGAACGATGTTCTTGGTCTGGATGAGGTCACTTGGCTGGGTAGAGAGGAATTTAAGAAGGAGTGCAGGGGCGCTTGGCTGTGTGCTAATACCAATAGCAGATGTGGATTGAAAGCCGTTAGGATTAGTAGCTGTGCCTAAAGCAATTGACTTGATGTATTTGTTCGCAGACGAGAAAAGACGCTTACATGTGGCATCAATGTTAAGAGTGAAAGTCATATTGTTAATTCCTAAAAGACCTTGACAATTGAACTCGGGATTACCAAAGATGAAAGGGGAAAGGAAGAGGGGCTCACTTACGACTGTCTGGACGGTGATAATCCAAGTATCAGCGACGTTGGTAGAAATAGGTGAAGTATCTTCTGGACCGACTACTGGGAAATGTCGTAGCTCTACTACAACTGGGAAAGCACCACGAGGAACTTGGTCGATGTCGTAAGAAGCAGTGTTGTAAGACGCTAAAGGATTATTGTTAGCAAGGACACCATCGGCGTAGTCTCCGTAAGCCTGATCTGGAAGAGAAGGGGTAGTAGAGTTAAAACGATAGAGTTCTCGGCTGTCATTCATACGTAACAAGGAAGGAAGAACATCCTGAAGATTGACCGAGCAGGTGGTGTTGTTAATCTGGGCGGTAGCAGTTGTCAAAAGGGAGTTAAAAGGAAACGCCTGAAGAGCATCAGTAAGACCATACGAGAAGACACTATCACCTGCTTGAACTTGGACCCATTTGTCATTGGCAGTAGGAGCGGTTGCTGAACCTGCGTTAAGGGTAAAGGAAATACCAGTGTTAATAAGAATATCACGACCAATTACCACGTTCTCACTCGGCACTTGGACGTTAAATATAACCGCCGAGTTGGACGAAGATGTAGATGGAAAACGTTGGTAAGTTGTCTGGGAAGCGCCAGATTTAACGGCAAAATCCATATCAGAGGTAATGTCGCCGATAACAGAGTCACGGACGAGGACTGTTTTGAAATCGCTCATTATATATTAGAAGTTAGAAAATAAAATATAATGTCTAACCAATTTAATTCGCCTAAACCACCTTTGAAGGCTTCTTAATAAAGGCTATTTTAAGGGTCACAGCCTGACCTGACGCAATCCTAAAAGGTATTAATTTGCCCGTTTTTAATCTGTAAAATATCTGAATATCCAAGTTATATAATGGCTGGTTTCCATACAAGGTTATCAGCCTATATTCTGCCTGTGGGACATACACCAGATTAGGGCGGTAAGACCCCGAGTCACTTACTAAATCCGTAATTATATTGGCGATATCGGCGTTACTTCCGCCTAAAGCAACTTGTGCTCCGTCGTTAAATACAAGGGGGGTGGATACTTGGGATGGTTGGATAGGTAAAGTATTTGAGGTAAAAACCACTGCTGTAATAGGCGTTAAATTAGCCGTTGTAGGACATTCTTGATAGACTGTTATTGCTTGATACGCTACTGGATTACCCGAAGCATCATACGTTATTGGGTTCGGTATTAAAGTCGTCAGATTAGTAGAGCCGACGTTCAAAAAACCTATCCTAAAAGTCTTGGGGTCTTGTTGATACCCTAAATACTGGGCTGGAACGGACGGAAACAACTCAAATAATGGCGCATTCCAGAATACCTGTATTTCATTCAAATTAGGGATAGTTGGGTCGTAATTGTAACCATTTACGTCTGCGTATAACACTATCCCGTTACTCGTGCTGTCCCAGTAAATAACAGGTGGGTAAATTGTTGGTAAAACTCCTCCTGCAGTTGTAACTTGTGTTTCTAAATTAGTGAAACACACCCTTAATGTTTTGGTTATTAACAGCGTCCACCAAGTATAAGAATAACAATTATAATATCCATTTTCATTAATCTGGAGTTTATCCTGTGTCTGGTTCGGTGGAATGGGGATTGGTGCAGAAGCATCTTGAGGTTGCCATATTATAGACTCGGTCTGGGTAAAAGTCGTTGGAATTCCTAATATAACCACTTCTGCTTCTAAAGTTACCTTGTAAATAGTCAAATTTACATTTCCTTGATTAGGAACAATTGACGGGATAAATACAGGTAGCGTTCCTGTTTCCATCGTAAATCTGATAATACTTAAATAATAATCTTCAGGGCAGTTTATAAATGGCATCACTCTTGGGTCATTATAATAAAATACTGGCGGGACTGTAGTAGTGCTTTGGTAATTGGTAACTGTCACATCAAAATATATCTGGTCTGCGGTTACCGATCTTTTAACAACATCAAACTGGCTCATATTATATTATATCTATACAAAAAAATCTAATCACTACCATTCAAAATATAACACTCCTTATCTGACAGCACACACATCGGAAAACCTTTTTGAATTGTAACCCATCTTGAGTTGAGAGATTTCAATTTTTTTATCTGGTCTTTGTCTAAACCGAAATAATTGTCTAACAAATACTTCATCGCTTTTCCTCCTAAACCCGATGGAAAGATTGTAACCGACTTACATTCGTTCAAAATACGCTTCGTGTCTCTACCATTACACGCTAAATGGCTCGTATAAACAACTTCTACGTTAAAGTGGCGACCCGTTTCCAATACAGAATTAAGAATCGCATCCACCTTTAATTTTTGGCGCTTGTTCGTCAAGCAGTCTGTGTCGTCAAATATTACCAGACTATCTTTAAAATCATCCGCCGTCACATCTTCCGTTAGGAATTCTTGACTATCCAATTTTATCCTCTTCAGATTTTTTATTTTGTCAAGAGTTTTGTCCTCTTTTATACTGGATAAAATATAAATTTCTCGTTTCGGATACATTCGGTGATACTCATCAGCGTATTGCTTCGTATAATACGATTTACCTGAACCCGAAGCACCAGTCACATATCTGATACTTCTTTCTACATCCTTGTTTGGAATTGGTTGTATATGTAATTCAGGTTGGTCTTTCAGTTTTATTTCCTTGTATGCAGTCTGACAAGATTTAGGTTTTTCAGTTAAAGAAAGGTGTTTCCACTTCTTTTTATCCTTCTCATTTTCATTCTCTACTATTGCTAATTCGTGTCCTTCTCCTTCAAAATTAAGAGCCATTAATATATTATACAACATATTTTTTTTTATTAAATCTTTCTAAAGCCTTCTTTCGTAGAACTTCTTGGTTTTTCATGTAATAATCTCTATTATACTCTTTTCCGTATTTTTTATACCAATCTTTTTTACTTTCATCTATACTCACACCTGCTTTATTCTTGTTAATACAAGGACTATTTTTTATCCAGTATCCTTCTCTATCTAAAAGTTCTTTTCGTGTTTTACAGGGGTATTCTTCTAAAAGTTCTATCACACACTGGTCTAAACCATATATATTAAAAAGAGCGTATGAGGAACAAGTAATTTTACTAATTTCACTTAAAAATGTGTGTCGGTGTTCCGCCATTCTACTGCTTAAATATAATTTATTTGTAGAACCAATATATTCGTCTTCGGGTGGATGTTCTCCTTTAGGTTTTATCTTGTATATTTTTGCTTTGGAATAGTCAGGCATTATTTAGTATAGTTTTTTATTTTTATATACTTTGAAAATTATACATATATCTTAAGATATTTTTTAGATATTTTATTTATTTTATCACGAAAATAATGTATTAATGTTCTAATCGTCGGTAAGACCTTTTCGGGGGT